ATGAAGATTAAAAACTGGACAAAGTTTCAGCATTTCAAGGACAGGCGGCCTCCTTGGGTAAAGCTGTATCGTGACATTCTTGATGACCTTGAATGGCATGAATTAGACCCTTTGGCTGCAAAAGTATTGGTCATGCTCTGGTTGATTGCCAGTGAGAATGATGGGCGCATCCCTGACAACAAAACCCTTGCTTTTCGTCTTAGATTGACAGAAGTTAAAACTAAAGAGATCGTTTCCAAGCTGTCTCATTGGCTGGAACAAGATGATATTAATGTGATATCAAGTGGATATCAACTTGATAGTACAGAGACAGAGACAGAGACAGAGACAGAGGTAGAGAAAGAGACAAAGGCAAAAGCGCCTGAAGGCGTTTCACCAGAAGTATGGGATTCTTTTGTTAAACAAAGAAAAGCAAGCAGGGCTGTCATAACAACCACTGTCATCAAATCAATTCAAAAAGAAGCAGATAAAGCTGGTTGGACACTTGAACAAGCACTGTCTGAATGTGCTGCCCGTGGATGGCGTGGGTTTAAGGCGGATTGGGTTGCAGACAAAAATTTAACCAAAACTGGTCAACGCAACGCCAATGTTTTGTCAGGACTGACCCGTGGCTTACTTGGAGGACAAAGCAATGTCAAATTACTTGGAAACTGATTTTTGTGAAACAGAACAAGGTTTGGACTACATCTTTGGGCGTATGAGTGCAATTTATGGTGCGGCTTTTTTAAGACATTGGGAAGGTGTTGACCACAATTTAGTTCGTCAGGAATGGGCAAACCAACTTGGAAGATTCCTCACATACCGACCTAGCATGGACTTTGCCATAAGCAAATTGAATGAGGAATTTGTACCAAGCGCAATTAAGTTTAGAAATCTGTGCAATCAAGGCCCTGAGATTCCTACCAAACCGATGGTTCAGATCGAGCGCAAAAAAACGCTGCATGAACAAATTGAGGCTGAAAGGGTAAAAAAAGAGGCGTTGGCTAAATTGGCTGAACTAAGAAAGCAATGGGGTAAATCATGAAAGTAGAAATTGGAAACGCAACCCTGTATTTGGGTGATTGCATGGACATTTTGTCTAAATTGGACAAAGTTGATGCTGTAATAACTGACCCGCCCTATGGAATCAATGAAAACAGCAAAAAGGTTGCAAGCCGTGGAAACATGGCTGCACCTAAAGACTATGGCGATTTTGATTGGGACAAATCCCCACCACCTGATGAACTTATTGAACTAATACGCACAAAAGGCAAATATCAGGCTTTTTTTGGTGGTAACTATTTCACTTTACCCCCAACTTCATGTTGGTTGGTTTGGGATAAATTAAATGGTGACAATGATTTTGCTGATTGCGAATTAGCCTGGACTAATTGGCCTAAAGCTGTAAGGCGCTTGCAATGGCGTTGGAACGGAATGATTCGCCAAGGCAATGAGGAGCGCTTTCACCCAACACAAAAACCGCTTGAGGTTATGAAATGGGTAATTGAACTTTGCCCGAAATCAGAGACTATTCTTGACCCATTTATGGGAAGCGGCACAACAGGCGTGGCTGCAATTCAAATGGGTCGCAAATTTGTAGGGATTGAGCGTGACCCTAAATATTTTGAAATAGCTTGTAAACGCATAAAACTAGCCGTTTCGCAACCACAATTATTTGAGCCAGAGCCTGTAAAACAAATACAGGAGGCCATGTTTTGACACACCATGAAGCAACAGCAATCCTTAATCGAGTCAGAGAAGGCCAACAATTTAGCGAATTTGTCATCACAAGAGCGCTTGAACTTACAGGAGACTATGAGGAACACAGAAGCGCAAGAATGGATCAGGCGTTATCGCAAGAAAGCCTTGGAGGAGGGCAGGGGCGAAGCCCAATACTGGTGGCAACAGACCCTAGATGACATTGCCAAGAGGCGAGGCCAAGCGGCTGCTGACGATCTAAAAAAACGCATGAACGAACAGAAAGACAAAAAATGATTCAGATCATGTTCACGATTTATGGTGAGCCTGTACCAAAGGGCAGACCAAGGTTTTCCACAAGGGGCAAGTTCCCTGTTGCCTACACCCCTGAAAAGACAAAGAACTATGAATCCGATGTTGGGATGATGGCAAAGGCGGCAATGGGGTCATCAGAACCGCTAGAAGGGGCTTTGGAGGCGTTTATTTACGTCACCTTTCCTGTTCCTGCCTCATACTCAAAAAAACGCACTGAGGCTTGTTTAAGCGATTCTGAGAAACACACCAAAAAGCCCGATTTGGACAATGTGATTAAGTCGGTGATCGATGGCATGGACAAGATTGTTTTTGAAAACGACTCTCAAATCACATCCATTCACAGCACCAAGGTTTATGGCGAAGTGGCAAAGGTTGAAGTTGTCGTGAGGCAAGCATGAGCAATCCTTACAAAATCATTGAACCAACTTGCATTAGTTTTTCTGGCGGCAGAACAAGTGCATATATGTTGCATAAAGTATTACAAGAGGGGGGGGGGGGCAACTGCCAAACCAAGCGATTGTCTGTTTTGCCAATACTGGCAAGGAAGATGAGGCTACTTTGAAATTTGTTCAAGAATGTTCAGATCGTTGGAATGTTGAGATTCATTGGGTTGAACGCAGATTTAATGATATTGGTTTTGAGCGAGTAACTTTTGAAACAGCCAGCCGAAATGGTGAGCCGTTTGAGGAACTAATCAAAAAGCGGAATTACCTACCAAATCCAGTTGCAAGAATTTGCACAAGCGAATTAAAAATTCGTGCTCAATCTAAATATCTTGCTTCTCTTGATTTTTTTAATGGTGAAAAATATTCTGCAATTGAGAATTTTTCTTGGGTAGGCATCAGAGCTGATGAACAACGCAGAGCAGCCAAGATTGCTGACAAGTCACGATTGCCCTTATGGGCCGATGGCGTTACCAAAGAAACTGTTGGTCAATTTTGGAAATCACAACCTTTTGACCTTGGTTTGCCAAACAACAATGGCGTAACTATGCATGGCAATTGTGATTTGTGCTTTTTAAAGCCAGCCGCACAAGTTTTAGCTTTAATTGCAGAAAAGCCAGAAAGAGCAGTTTGGTGGGCGAAAATGGAGGCACTGGCACTGGCAATGGCAAGCAAGCCAAGCGGTGCGGTTTTCCGAGCTGATCGCCCATCCTATGCAGAAATGATTAAATTTTCAGCAAGCCAAAAAGATATGTTTGATCCTAATGAAGAAGCAATTGCTTGTTTTTGTGGAGATTAAATGATCGTCACCCTACACAATAGCCAACAGGCCCACACAGTCCTTAAAGACCTATGGCCCAAGATTAAAGAAACCTTACAGGCTGGGAAACAACTGCGTTTAGAGGTTAAGAAAGCCACCCGCAGCACAGACCAGAATGATATGTTCCATGCTCTGATTGACATGGTTGCCAAGCAAATGAAGGCGGCAGGCTCAGAATGGACAGCAGAGGATTGGAAAAGATTGCTCATCGATGCCTGGGCGCATGAAACTGGTCGCAAGATCGGCAAGATTGCACCAAGCCTAGACGGGCAAAGAGTTGTCCAGCTTGGCCTCCAAAGCCACAAATTTACCAAAGAAGAAGGCTCAGAGTTCATTGAATGGCTATTGGCATGGATGGCAGATAAGGGGATTGAGACATGATTCACTATCACGGCCTACCAATTACCCCCGCAACAGTAGCTGTCAAAGCCATTGAAAATGGTCATGCGTTTGTTTCTTTTGCCCATTCAGATCAGTTATCCACAGCCATTGAAGTAGCTCAATCCTTTGCAATAGATAACGGGGCGTTTTCAGCTTGGCGGTCAGGGAAGCCAATTACAGATTGGCAGCCCTTTTACGATTGGGCGCTAAATCTAAAGAAAGTCCCATCGTGTGACTTTGCAGTTATCCCCGATGTAATTGATGGCAACGAGGCAGACAACGATGCTTTGCTTAGAGATTGCCCTTTGCCGACATGGTTTGGCGCACCAGTTTGGCATATGCACGAATCCCTTGAGCGTCTTGAACAACTGGCAAACACATATGTCAGGGTTTGCATTGGTAGTTCAGGCGAGTTTTCCACAGTTGGAACACAGAACTGGTGGATAAAGATGGGGCAAGCCATGCGTGTGATCTGTGATGACATGGGCAGACCCTCTTGCAAGCTGCATGGATTGAGGATGTTAGACCCTGCAATCTTTACAAAACTGCCATTTGCATCAGCTGACAGCACCAACATTGGCAGAAATGTGGGCATTGATGTCAATTGGAAACATGGCAATTACCCGCCACCAACCAAAGAAGCCAGGGCGCAAGTCATGCGATCAAGGATTGAGGCGCACAACGCCCCATCTCAATGGAATTTTTATCAACCAATGGAACAGGAATCATTGTTGTGAACACTTACAAAATCAAATTCAATGCAATTTGCCCTGTAAACGAGGATGAAATTCAGTATTTCCTGACAATAAAAACATCAAAAATGATTCAAGTTGAAGCAATTAAAGAATTTACCGATGATTTATCAAGGGGATTTCATGAGAAGTTTGCCGATATGTTGCATGGCAAATTTGGCGGCTACCAGTTAATGACTGCCATTCATGGTGTCGTGACAATAGAAACAGAAAGGGGATTGGCATGATGTGTCCCCGTTGTGGCTCTGAAACCCTCAAGGTTTTGGACACCCGATCAAACCCCGAATTTGTCAGCCGAAAGCGCCAGTGCGAAAACAACCACAAGTTTTACACCAAAGAATATGCAATACCCGAAACACAAATATGTGAGAAGCCAGAAACTGCTAAAATTAGTGGCGGCTCTATCCTGTCAGCTCTGTGGAACAGAAAATGGAATTCAAGCAGCACATAGCAATTGGGGTGGCGGTAAGGGCAGAGGCATCAAAGCAGACGATAATCTGGTAGCGGCTTTATGCCAAACTTGCCACTATGACATCGACCAAGGTGCAAAGTGGTCAAAGGCCGAAAGACAGCAAGCATGGAACATAGCCCACTTCAAAACAGTTCAATTGTTAGTGGACACAAACCAATGGCCTGTTGACATTCCCTTACCAGACATTGCAAAATGAGTACGCTGACAAAATGCAGTTGCCAGCTTTTGGGGGCTGATGCTCCCATTTTTTTGACATAAACCGAGAAAACTGCTTAAAATTTAAGCGAGTTCCCCTTTATAAAATATGCCAATCATTCCGCAAGAGGCTCATAAGCCAACCGATAAGACAAAAAAGCTAGTCGAATCTAGTTCTGGATTAGGCTTGCCGCACGAATCTATTGCCATTCTTGTGGGCATCGATGACAAAACCTTGCGTAAATATTACCGCCATGAACTGGACATGGGCAAAGCCAAAGCCAATGGGCAGATTGCCAAGACGCTATACAGCAAAGCCGTGGGTGGAGACACCACAAGCCTAATCTGGTGGACAAAGACACAAATGCGCTGGGCTGAGACTGTCAAGCAAGAACATACTGGTGCAGATGGTGCGCCCCTATTGTTTGAGCGCATCGAGCGTGTGGTGGTGGATGCAAAAAATACTGAAGATTGATACGCCTCGCTGGGCATTGCCACTGACAAAGCCAAGCCGATACAAGGGCGCATGGGGTGGTCGGGGTAGCGGAAAGTCTCATGCTTTTGCCGAGTTGATGATTGAGGAACACATCATTGACCCCAAGCGCAGAAGCGTTTGTGTGCGTGAAATTCAGAAGTCCCTGAACCAATCAGTCAAGCGTTTATTGGAGACCAAGATTGAAGCCATGAACGCTGGCGCATACTTTGAGGTGCAGGATTCGGTCATCAAGTCCAAAAAGGGCGATGGTGCGATTATTTTCCAAGGTATGCAGAATCACACAGCCGACAGCATTAAATCGCTTGAAGGTTACGATTGCGCTTGGGTTGAGGAGGCTCAAAGTCTGAGCCAGACCAGCCTTGATCTACTGAGGCCAACAATCCGAAAGCCTGGCTCTGAACTGTGGTTCACATGGAATCCAAGGCAGCAGTCAGACCCTGTGGATTTTCTCTTGCGTGGGCCAGAGCCGCCAACTGATGCCGCAGTGATTAAGGTCAACTTTGGTGATAACCCTTGGTTTCCGCAAGTCCTTAAAGACGAGATGGAATACGACAAGCGCAGAGACCCTGATAAATATCAGCACGTTTGGATGGGTCAGTACCTGAGAAACAGCAATGCAAGGGTATTCCGCAACTGGAAAATTGAAGACTTTGAAGCACCGCCAGATGCCATCCACCGCCTTGGTGCTGATTGGGGCTTTTCAGTTGACCCGACAGTTTTGGTGCGATGCCACATTATTGGGCGCACCCTTTACATTGATTATGAAGCCTACATGGTGGGCTGTGAGATTATCAACACCCCTGAGTTATTCATGCAAGTTCCAGAGGCTGAGAGATGGCCTATCGTGGCAGATTCAGCTAGGCCAGAAACCATCAGTCACATGAAGCGCAACGGTTTCCCGAAGATTATGACTGCGGTCAAAGGGCCAAGATCGGTTGAGGAAGGCATTGAGTTCCTGAAGAACTATGACATCGTGGTTCATCCCAGATGCATTCACACCATTGACGAACTCAGCCTTTACAGCTATAAGTCAGACCCATTGACGGGTAGAATCTTGCCCATGTTGGAAGACAAAAAGAACCATGTAATTGATGCGCTGAGATATGCTTGCGAGGGTGTCAGGCGAGCATCGGTCACAAAAACGATTAACTTCACGCCATTGCCTACGATCAATAAATGGTAGACAATCGGTAAATCGAGGACAATTATGGCAAGAATCTCAAACGATCAACGGCTTTCAAATCTACATACTGAAGCCCTGCGCCAGTTTAATGATATCCAGACTGCGCTGCGGGATGAGCGCCTCCAATGCCTACAAGACAGGCGTTTCTATTCCCTGTGCGGTGCTCAGTGGGAAGGCCCACTATGGGATCAGTACGAGAACAAGCCCAAGTTTGAAGTCAATAAGATAATGCTGGCGGTCATTCGCATCGTCAACGAATATCGCAATAATCGCATTACAGTGGACTATGTGTCCAAGGATGGCACAGATAACGCAAAACTAGCAGAGATTTGTGATGGCCTTTATCGTGCTGACGAACAAGCATCGGTCGCTGATGAGGCTTACGACAATGCTTTTGAGGAAGCCGTGGGCGGTGGCATTGGTGCATGGCGACTGCGTAC